CTCTGCCTCCCATCGAACGCCAGGATGCGAGAACACCTGCTGATCGTAGGTAAAGACTGATTCTGTCATCGCCGTGGCAGAGCGCAACCGCATGGTCATGCTCTGGATTCCGACTGTAGTAGGGAAAGCCGCCATTACATACCTATCAATGCTTTGCTGTAGCCACCGCCTCTCATGCGCGAGTCAGCCACCGCCGCCTTCGCACTCTCTGCGATCTGCGGCATAAGGTTAAGGACTTCAGCGCGTACCGTCTGCGCTACACCTGTAGAGATATTGATGTTTTGATTTACCGTGACGCCACCGCCGCCCATTCTGCCATTAGGCTGTACCTGACCGCTAGATGACGGAATAAACAGCTCAGGGCCACGCTCACCGACAATATATGGTGATCCTGCTGATACTGGGCCACCGACTGCACGCACACCAGGGCCACCGCCACCAGTCGGCGCAGGCGATCCACCTATTCCACCGATAAAGCCAGAAATAGCATCAAATAGCGGCTTGGTAATGTAATACTGAACGAGAATTTTGATGAGCGAGTTGATGACGCTTCGGGCCATATCCTTAACGGCATCAGCAAAGTTCTTGGCTCCGGTCACGCCATCCGTAAAGGCTTGCGTAAACTGCCCGATCGCACCTGATACAACGCTACGGAATGATTGATCAAGTGACGGGATTTGATCGACTACGGATTTGATAGATCGGCCCATTTTGCCAAACACATTGAGCGTTTCGCCCGCTTTCTGTGTGGCAGGGTCTAGCGACTCTGGTAGCTTGCCAATGTTGTCAGCAAACCGCTGTATTTGGTCAGCCGCATCGCCAAAATATTCGGGAAGTTTAAAAGCAATTTCTTCCAGAGGTACAAAGCTATCTGATAGCGAGCCAATTACATTGATGACCGTGATAATGCCATTAGCGAATCGGTAAAGCCCTTCAAGCGTTTTGCCTATACCCCTGACAAAGCCAGCAAACGTCTCAAGCACCAGCTTGGAAGTAGTACGCGCCCATACCTCTATGCCGTTATCGCCAAGACCCTTGAGAAACTCCGTGAGGCTTGTGACAGCGGCCTCTAGTGCGGGAGCCAGTGCGCCAACTATCTGATCTCGTAGCCCCCTAAACAAAAAGCCCAGCTTAGTAAATGCGTCATTGGCGTTCTCAACTGACTGCGCCACGTTTGCACGCATGACCAACCCAAGTGCCTGGGCCTCGCCAAACAACTCATCAAGTGCGCCAGAGCCTTGATTAAGGACGTTTACAAAAGCCGCGCCTTCGCTATCGAATAGCTTGAACGCCAGCCTTAACCGCTGGCTCTCGCTCTCTACGTTCTTAAACGCATCAGCAAGCTCAAGCATATAAACATCAAGGTCAATGTTGGACACCGCTCTTGCGTCAATGCCTAGCTCTCTCAGCGCACCCTGAGCCTCACCTGTACCCTCTGCGGCTTCCGCTGTTCTACGGACAAGCCTTTGCAGGGCCATGTTAGTCTGCTCTATCGAGATTCCTGAGATGCTGGCGGCAAACTGTAGCCGCGATAACTGCTCAGTAGTGGTGCCAATCTTGGACGCCGTTTTAGCCAAGGCATCCGTGGCGCTTAGTGATTGCTTAACAACAAGGCCAAGACCGCCTACACCAACAAGTGAGGCGATGGCAGTACGCATTGAGAAAACAGCGCCAGTGACGCTTCTGAGGCCGCGAGTTACTGAGGCAAGACCACTGCGCGTTTTATCGACAGCGGTTAGTTGAATCCTAATGTTTTCGTCAGCCATCTCTCTCGCTCATAATCTTGAAGTAAGCGAGCCACTCATGGAACTCAGTAACAGAGATTTGCTCGACTTCTTCTATCGTCTTATGTAACCGATCAGCCAACGAAATAAGGTTCATCCGTGACGGATCGGCTAGAAGTTTTTTTCAATAGCCTCGACTGACTCAATCTGGCTAAACATTTCCTCTGCTATGCCAGAGATGACAACAGTTTCCTCACCCATCAAGTCCATTCGATCTTCAGCAGATGTGAACAGCTTATCACCAGCTTCGTCCTCTGCCTTCATTACGATGAGGTCAACCATAGAGGCTACCGTGGGCGACTCAAGAACCTTCGGATGCTTCTTCTGAATCTCGTTCAGATCGTAGCAAGTGATGGGCCTACAGTAGATCGGGAATGGTTCGCCCGACTCGTCAGCCCATGCCTTTACCTCTATTTTGCGGCGATCTATCTGCCGCCTACTCCTCAGTTCTCTTGCCAGTCCCACGGTTGTCTCCCTTTAGTTATGCGGTAGCTTCTGTGACTGCCCCGCTGTTTTGGATAGAGAAAGAAGCCTCTACCATGCCGTCAAACGCCGCTGAGATGGTCTTGCCAGTCACAACGCCTGAGCCGTGGTAATACTTCTCACCAGTACCCGTGCCAGTGGGGTAAATCTCCCAGTAGACAGTGGCTCGCTCATCAAACTCAGCCTGATCTGACGCATCCCAGTAAACCTCAACTGAGAGCGTACTACTGCTCAAGCCTGCGAGATATTCCCGCGATGTATCGCCCATGACTGATTTTTCAATCGTGTCAGCCGTTACATCAAAGCTGTAGGAACGGACTTCGGCCACAGCCGCTTCTGATCCGTCTGTCTGCGAAATCTTAAAGACGCCGCTACTTCCTGCACTGCTTGCCATGTTGTGTTCCTCTTAGGTGGTGCCGCGTGTAAATGAGTAAAGAATGCGAACGGTAATTATAACCCCGCCGATTGGGTCTATACTACCGTCGTCGGCCTCAAGGCTAACGATCTGAGTGTCGATAGCATAGCCGCCTCTGGTGCGGTCTGTGTCCAGAGATTCTTCTACCGTCTCGACAATGTTATTGCGAGCGGTGTCTATGTTCTTTGCTTTAACGAAGCACACGAGCTGGTAATCAATCGTCCCCATGCGCTTGGCTAAAGAGCCGCCAATAGTGGAATCCTCACGATCCTCGTTTGCAGTCCTGACCAGGATGGCAGGGTACTGCGCGTTGCTCAACTTATCGAACTCAAAAGGCTCTCGCGTGACGTACTTAATCCGCGTAGGCGTTGTTGCTGACCTAAGCGTTGTCACGATGTTGTTGGCGATGTTCTCTCTGACGCTCATAGCAGACGCTTCTTAAATATGTTTCTCAGTGTACGGCGCTCCCGCTTGGTGAAGCTAAAAAACTTCCGTGACTGGTTGTTAAAGGCCGCTTTACGGGCATTGTCAGCGCCTCTGAAGAACAACGTAACTGAATTGCTGGTTGGCCGTGAGGCTGTCATAGACGCCAGCATTTGCCCTGTAACAGACAGATCAGGCTTGGTGCTTAGCTTGTTCTTAGCTCTAAACGCCGCGTACTGAGGCGTGTAGGACTTAAACGGGCCATCTACGCCTTGCCCTTTGGCAGTCCTGTCCTCAATGATGTTGATGCCTTCCATCGCCGTGATGCTCAACGCTCTGCGCTTGTTGGCGTTAATCTTGTCGGCAAGGTCTTTGGTTATCTTGGTCGGGTCTTTTGGGGTCATCTTTACGCCAATATTGACGTTATCGACAACATCCCCAACAGCGTCATCACGCAGGGACTTAATTAAAAGTCCGCGCAGTCCCGCACCGCCCAAGAACTGAAGCATTAGCGATCTAGCCTATTCAGAGGCTTTGGCAGCTTCTCATCATCTTGAACCGTGCCGTCCTCGTCGAAGTCATACTCAACACCATCAGCAAACACGGCTTCCATCTCCTCGCCATAGCGGACGCGGTAGAAGTCAATCATCTGCAGAAAGCGGTCGTTATCAACCCAGTTGGTGAGCTTCGGTAGTGCGTACTTCCAGAGTACAAGGTAGCTATTGGCTTTTGTCCACTGAGAGTCCGTGAGAAGGCTTGTATCAAGCTCGCCAGCGTAACCAGTGCGATGCCACCAGCGGTTCCTAATCTCCCGCTCTAGCTCTGCCTGCGCCCTTGCGTGCTCGTCAATGAAGTTATCAATCCCAAAGTCTAGAATGTCGGGGATGATTTCTTGCAGATTCCAGTCTCTACTAAATGCCATTAGCTCACCATTTGACTCTCGCGGCCCAGTAGATAGGATCAAATACTGTCGCGCCTTTTAGCGTGTCACCGTGTCGGGCATACCACGCTCGTCTCATGGCCTTGTCTCGTGCGCTTTCTCCATCTCGTGGCGGGTAAGTCTTAGCACCCTGCGCTCCAAACCTGACCAGCTTAATTCTGTCGCCTTTCTTGGCGAGTACCGCATGGCTCTTTGATGGGTGGTTTCTTGTTCGCTTAGGGACATTATAATCCTCAAAACGCTCACCACGATAGATCACAGCCATCACTTTACCTAAAGGAAAGCGCCCCCGAAGGGGCGCGTAGTACCTTAGAGTCCAGCGTCGAAGTACATCTCAACACCGTAAGAGTCGTCAAGCTCTGCAACGCCATAGACGGCAGTAGCGTTCAACTCAAACGCACGCAGAGAAGCGTTACGCTCGGTCTCAATGTTGAAGTCGCGCTTCATAGCCATAGCGATAGCTTCGGGTGCGAATACAGCGCCCTTAGAATCGCCAGAACCGTCGATAGACACGTTGGCTGACTCGTAGATGTTTACACCAGCTACCGTGCCGATGAAGCCAGTACGCATTGCCTCATTCTGCAAATCACCACCGTTGGGGTTTGCAAACGTGTTGGTCATGTTGGCCTTCAACTGGTAAGCCTGATAGGGGTGCAGGACTGCTGAGTATTGACCAGGAGCCTTAGCCGCCTTCAAGCGAGATGCCGCGTTGAAGATGTCAGCGACAGTGATCTCTTGAGTGGTAGCACCCAGAGAAGTGCTGAAGCCGTCAAACAGAGCGATCAAGTCAGTGTCCATCTTGGTAGCGATAGCGTTACCCAGAACAGTGCCAAGCTCTGCGGCAGGGTTGCCAGCGCCGAACGCCGCCAGATCAGTCAGAACAACCTGAGCGCCAACCTCGGCAACGTCGATCGTGACGCTAGAAGTTGAGACTTCAGTTGCAGACATATCAGTGCCTTCCGTAAGGTCAGCCGCAGAGATTGCGGGATACTTCGGCACCTGTACGGTTTTGCCAGCTACGTTACCGATGTCGTAACGGGTAACGAGGCCCAGCATGATTGACTGCTCCTCAGCAGTGAAGCGAGCTTGCAGGATAATATTCGCAAACAGATCGTCTAAAGTTGTTGAAGTAGTTTCATTAGCCATTGCTAAATTCCTTTTAAATTAGCGGGTTGCTTTCTTTGCTAACTGCAACTCACGGAACGCCTCACGGCCACCGCTTTCATAGTTAGCCAACATTTCTGCCGCCGTTAAGGTTTTCGGCGTGGAACCACCAACTGCCCCCGCTGATCCTGCACCACCTTGTGATGCCTTCACAAAGTGCGGGTTCGTTGTCAAAAAGTCTGCCACCAGTTCTTCAACCGTGAGCAGTTCGCCCTTGTCGTTGTACCGTGGCGTCCCGTTTTTATCGAAAACCTCTACGGTGCCATCTTCAGATAGCGAAACGGAGCCGCGTAACAACTGACTGACTTGCTCAGGGGATACCGCGCTGTTCTTGGCGGCGGCTGATAAGAGAGCGCCATCCACTAGCGTCTGCTCTAACCGTACCTTGTAAGCGCCAATCTCCTGATCTTTCTTTTCGACGGTCTGCTTGAGAATATTCTCGAACTCACCACGCTCTTTCTGCTTTTCGATCTCGGCGCTCTGCCTTTCACTCAAAAGCTGTCGTGCTTCGTCCAAGTCAATGCCTTCCAGTTTCTTCTCAAATTGCCGCTGTTGGCGTGCAACTCGATCCGCAACTATCCGGTCAAGTTCTTCCTGCGTGAACGTCTTTGCATCCTGAGCTTCTTGAACGGGTTGCTCAACGGCCTCAGTACCTTCTACTTCCATGACTTCTTCGCTCATGTAACGAACCTCCAATGGAGTCTGGTTAGTTTATCAAATTACTTGGATTTTTTCTTTTTCTTCTTGCCCTTATGGTACGGCATTGTCGCCTCCTTAGCTAAAAACGCCTCTAAATCTATGACGGCAGTTGTAGCCACCGCGCACAACGAACGGACTGCCTTCCCGCTTTCCTGACCATTCGCCAGCCCACGCCCTTTCTATTTCCTCAAGGGTCAGCGTCTTGCCCACAAATTTATCACAATGCTCACGGGTTTTGGCGTCATCAGGCCCGTAGTATTTAAAACGCTGTGCGCCAGCCTCCAGCGCCATGTTGGTATTGATAGACGCATCAAAGTCCATCAGGCCATCATGTAACGCAGTAGACGCATATCTGCCTAGATCAGCCTCTACTAAGTTACGGATGCGCTCGACACCCTCTGAAAACGTAGCGCCCGTGAGCGTGCTTTCGTAGATTTGCTTGCTAACCACCTCGGCAAAGTCATCGCCTAGCGCCTCAAAACCGTTGAAGGTCAACTGCTGAAGCTGGCTGACTACACCAGGATCAAGCCTTACAACGTCAGAGTAGGTTCTAAGCATTGTTTCAGCTTGCGTAGCAATCGCCGCATAATCCCTGACAATCTCATCAACCGTCTCCAGATACTCATCCTGAATGATCTGCCTGAGCTGTGTCCTGGCCTCAATCGCCCACTCAAGGTCAAAGAGCTTGCCATCTGTCAGGGGAGCGCCGGACAAAAGCTGGACAATCCGTTGCTCCAGCGTGACCAATGCGCTCGCCATGCGGCGCTGATGCTCCTCTGCGGCTGTAATGACCGCATTAAGGTGATCGACATCAGCCGCCATCTACGGGTGACTCTGGCAGGGCAAATTGCCCTACAGCGGCCCTGCCTTGCTCAATCTCGTTATGAGCGGTGGTAAGCACCTCATCATCAAGGACAAGATCAGCGATTTGCTTATCTACTTCCTTGCGGAGCGTATCAGAGCGAACCCCACTGGCCTGCACCTGTTGCAAGAACTGCAATTCCTGAGCGTAGTCACGAAGATCAAACGAGTCAGGATAGCTGACCTGCACCTCATGGACGTTATGATCCTGCCACCGGCAATAGAAGCTCCACAACTGCTCCTCAGCCAGCTCAAGGATGTCGGCTTTCTCAGATAGCTTTGCATTAAGCATCTGGAACTCCGTCTGCATAGCCACACCGCTTTGTGTAAGCTCCTTAGCGCCACGAACGGCTCCCATGTGGGTCATCCTATTGATCGCGTCGATTTTGTCGCTTATGGAGGCCCTGATGGCGTCTAAGTTAGCCCCTGACGGTTGCATCTGATAAGGCCGCAGTCCCGCGTCCAGATCGTCAGCAATGTTAATAATCGCCCCTGCCCCCGCGCTGGCGTCCGTGTCGTAGGTCTTAACCAGCGTCGGGTGGTTAGAGATGCGGATCAGTTGCTCAATCTCACTAAGCTCCTGATAGATCGCCTTCTGCATGTAGGCAACGTCTGAGATGTCAGAGATGCCGATGCCCCGAACGATCGAACGGTTGGCAGGCAGATACACGGCAGGAATGACACCGATGGGGTTATCAATCTGCTCAATAGTCTCTGCCGTAGCCCCGTCATAGCGGGTTAGCTTAATCGTATCCAAATACCACTCACGGAAATATGTCACCGTGGTAGTGCCATCAACGCGGTCTACAGACTCACGCACCTTCAAATAGGTAAGCTCATAGCGGCCTGATGGTTGTCGCTCCCACCGCCAGTCATAGACGTTCTCGGGCGTGATAAGCGTGACGTATGGCCTTAGCCCCTGGTCAAGCTCCTCTGCTCGGGTGCCAGCGGTAGATTGTGGCTTGTCCACCATGATCCAGGCGTGACCATAGACAGATGACCACACCTGAGCCTGACGCATAAAGCTGTTGAAGTTCTGACCGTCTAGGTCAGCGTCATCCAAGAACTGCTCAAGGTCTGGACTGCCTTCCATGCCCTCAAAGTTTCTCGTCGGGCTTACACGCCACAAGAATGACGAGTAGATATGCACGACATTACGGCAGTGGTTGTCTATTGGCGTAAGTTGCCGTCTGCGGTCATACGCCTTGGAATCTTCGTTGAGGTATCCCGTGAGGTATTGGCCCTCACTGTAGTCAGCACCGCCCATGTAGCTTCGTAGATAAAACTCCCAGCGGTCTACGTTGTTCTCGTAGTCTGGGTGCTGGTACTCAATATCTATCTTCATCAAGTCCACCGTTGAGGCGCAGAAGCCTCATATTGCTTGCGGATGGGGAATAGGTAATCAACTGCATACCCCAGCGCGTCATTCATGTGATCGAACCCGTCTTTACTAACCTGACTGGTTCCTTCCTTGTACGTCTGACGCTCAAGTGACTCAATGGTTTTCTTACACTTTGGGTCAACAAACAACTGCCTCACGCCATCCGCTGATCGCAGTCTGGAGTTGACTGCGTTAATTCTGTCTCTTATCGCTGAGTGCGAGTTTCTAACCTTTACCTCAAAGCCTGCATTTTGCAGTATCGACAAATCAGTGCGACCACCAGCAGATGTTTTCCGTTGGCGGCACGCAGGGTCGGGGTATATCGTAACATTTTTAGTGCCAAATCTCTTGCGTATCTCGTCAGCCATCTCGTCCGTGTTACTGCCAAAGATCACAATTTCATCAAACGCATGGAGCGTGTTGCCTCTGCGCGTCATAACCACCGCAGACATGGGATCAAGGTTAAAGTCCATCCCGATTAATATACGGTCAGGCTCGCCGTGATAGCGGATAACTGACTGCTCGCGGCTGAAGTTGTAGTAAATGACCCCTGAGTAATTGACAAACCGCGCCTCATACTCCTGCTCAAACGTGCGCTCATCCAAGTCCTGCTTTGCCGCAGTGATCTCATTGGCGTCTACGTTCCCGCCTTGTAGCGTGGTGTACTGATGCGCTGACCAGCCTTCATCCTTATCAACCCCTTTCGTCCAGAGGTCATAGAAATGGTTGCGGCCTTTGGGGGTGCCGATGAATATGGCTGACCCCTTGCGGTCTGAGAGTGATGGTCTGATGACCTCAAACCACGCCTCCTTCCGCATATCGGCAAACTCGTCAAGGACACAAAAGTCCAGTGCGCGTCCGCGAAGGTTATCGGGCTTCTCTGCCCCCTTGAGGCTAATGATCGAGCCGTTAGCCAGATGCAGGCTCAGTGCTGTCTCGTTGGTCTTGGTGATGTACTCCGGTGGGATCGCCTCTATCAGCATCCCCCAGGCGATTTCCTTGGCCGCCTTGTAGGTGGGTGCGATATACCAGCAGTTCTTGCCATCACCACTGAGCGCCGCTCTGATAAGTTCTGCCGTGGAGAGAAACGTCTTACCGAATCGACGCCCAGCTACTACCACTCTGAAGCGTGCCTGATTGGTGAAGATGTCTGTCTGAGGCTTAGTTAGTTGCACTATCAGCGAGCTTGATAACTAGCGGCGGCAAGTCTGTAATCTCTTGGATGTCCTCTCTCGCATCGGGCAGATACTTGTTGAGTAGACGTATACGTTGCTCGTTGGCTGTCTTGAGCTTTAGCAGTTCCTTCTGAAAGTCCGCTGAGCTAACGTCTAAGCCCTCGATTTTCTCAATGTTGTCAAGCACATAGTCAACTTTGCCCCTATTGGATAGATAGGTGCGTAGTTCTTCCTTCCTAGCCTGCTTTCTAACGTGTGCGTCTGTCTTTGCCATTACGCATTGGGGTGCGGGATTGGGTTGGCCCAATACTCGCCGCGTGCCGCTCCTGCTCTGATTTGCCCAGTTACTAGATCGTCGGTATCCATTGGAAAGGACTCCACTGTGCCGTCATCAAAGGCCACCAAGTAGGTGCCCTCCTCATTAGGCATCTCGCCAGTGCTTATAGCTTTCCAGTCTATAACTGCGATCTGTCTCATACTAATAGGTTATCAGAAAACAGAAGGGGCCGTGGTTGATTAAATTAGCGCCATAAATACATCAACCCTCAACGCATAACCATTTAATCTTACGATGCCACAGCTCACCGTTTAGGAGCGAGGGCTAATTCAGACTTGGATTACGACTCCAAAAGCTATACCCATACATCTCCGCACCTCTTATGTATCTAGCCAGCGTGCTTCTGTGTACATCCAACTCAATCGCTACGTTTCCAAAGGTAACGCCCTGATCAAGCATCTCTATAGCCTCTGCTACTTGCTGGATGCTCAATCTATACTTAACAGGAAGCCGCTTTGTTTTCATAGTCAGGCCATCCGTTTTCTCCCCCAGAGTCTTTGTGCATTTGCACCATGTCGCAATAGTGAGCGTCCATTTGTTTGTGATCTTCATAGTCACCGGACATTCCCACCAATGCACATAACGCGATAAACGCGCACCCTCCTGCTATTCCTAAATCACTCATCGGTTATTAACTCCCTGTATTTTCTGAGCGCTTCTTTGTCGCCCAGAACTATGTCAATAAACTCAAGGTACTGCTTTTCTAAATATCTGTGCTTGATTACCTCAATCGCCATCGCCATCTGTTGCTCATGGTTTAGCGACTTCCAGTGATACTTCTGGCTTACAAACGTGTCTAACAGCTTGTTGTCTAGTGGTTCGTATGACATAACTGCATCCTCCTACGGGCAAAGGTAAACCAACACACCCCCATAATCAACGCCTACAGTTATAATCGTTCGCTATAACCTAGTTGTAGCTTATAATCTCATAATCAGGGTCAATCTCTTTCTGCCTGACCTCTAGCCTGTAATGCTTGCCTATCTCTGCCCGTACCTGGCGGGTTGTCTTAAATATCGCAAGACTCTTTTCTCTCAATATCTCCATGTGGCCTGCGCCTAGCAACTGCTCACAAAGTCTTGCCATCTCCAGCGGGTTCTCTGTCGTCCAGCGGTGATGGTAATGGCACATCGTGATAGCGTTATCCATTGACCACCTGACGGCCTTGTTGCGCCGCCCGTAAATGTGACAGCACTCCAGTGTCTCCTGCTTGCCGCAGACTACGCACTCGCCATCCCTAGCCCGTACCGCCTTGCTAAACCAAATATCTGCTGAGTCGCGCTTAACCGCCATCGTTCGCGTGTTCCTTGGTAAACCTTCTCTCTCGGCCTATCGCCTTGTCAAAAAATTGACAGTGAATACAAAACCAACCGTGAAGCCTGCCGCCTATCTCCTCAAGGAAGATCGGCAGGGTTTCAGTGTTGCACTTCTGACACAGTTTCTGGAGTAAATTCAATTTCATTTTCTTCAAAAAAAAGCGCCGTCTGCCAAGCCTCCACGAAATCACTAACAGGCATCGCTACCGTGACGCCATCTGGAAACGTGTCGGTATAAACGACCGTGTGGTTTTTGTCGGTTATATCGGAAATGCACCCGCCAATCGTAGCTGGCAGGAACACCACTAAGCCCTTGTCTTTTGGAAGTTCTGCGGCAATAAGCATCACTCTGAGCTGCCCCATCTAGCCATGCGAATGTCGCACCGATACCGCGCCACTTCTCCGAAGTCCTTGTGCAGTACCAGTGCCGTTATGTCTCGGCCTGATCGATAGCCCTTGGCGGCGTGCCACGCATCCTTGGCGGCGAGAGTTCTGAACGATTCCACCGTACACCCCCTCAGCTCTGTTTTCCGTGAATGGTGAATATGACCTACAAACCACATCCGGTGCTCTGTAGCGCCCCACTGTTCTGCCCTGTCCGTAGCCATTAGCTCGCCCAAGTCCGCGTGCTTAACCGTGTCCCCGTGGGTGACGCCAATCAGGCATTTACCAAACTGCACATAGTTAAACTTCGACACCGTAGGGTGAATTTTAACCCGTGGCTCGTTTGTAAAGTAGGCCGCCAAGAACGCCGACAGCATCACTGAGCTATGGTCGTCGTGATTACCTATGGCATTGATAACCTCAACCTCGGGATACTTTCTGAGTGCTAGGTGGATCATGTCCACCATAATCATGCACCCCAATTTGAGGACGCGGCTCCACCTGCTATCGACATCCAGGGCGTGCTTGCTTCGGCTTGTCTGGTTGCTCTGGTTATCGGCGTGGAAAAAGTCGCCCAAGTTGCAGATCAGCGCCTTCTCAGCGTGCGGAGTAGCGTCTAGTAATTTCCGTGAAGCGTTCAGTAAATCGTCACGAGCGATCTCAGTGTCGAAGTTCTCGCCCGTCTCCTCTGACCATGCGTACATCCCAATATGGGGGTCGCCTATTGGGATCGCCACCAGTACATCGCCTGCGTGCGCCTTGCGCTTGTTTAGCTTGGTTGGCTTGGCCTTGCCTTCGTAGTCAGAGACGGCCTCTTTGATCGCTTCATTGAGCGCCTGAAGCCTGTTTTCTTCTGACAGCTTGGACTTGACCCACTGACCAGTAGCAACGCCGTCATCGTTGTAGTAGGTGGATACGCCAGAAACAACAAACCCGTCAGGGACGGGCTTAGTCATATCATGCTCAGGGCTTAATCCGCGCCTTGCGGCCTTTTGCTTAACGATTTTGACATGGTGCTTGATGGCACTACGGCTCACGTCCAAAATCTCAGCGGCCTCATATTGAGACTTGCCCTGAACCATGCAAAGCTCAATGACCTGGCGTTGCTTCTCTGTGTCGCAGAACTCCAGCAAGGGATGATCCACTTTAGCCCCCTTTTTGATTCAGCCTCATATACTCTGAGTCTTCTGGGCAAGTTAGGTAAACATCGTGATCTAGCGCCCAGTCCTGCACTTGATCCATAAAGTGCATCATTTCGCCTCGGTCTAACCCGCTCGTTTCCTTTACCTGATCCTTGATGACTGTGTTGTTGATTGTTATAGATTCAGTCCCCAAGAACTTGTATTTTAACAGCATTTTCATCTTTTCTTCAGTAACTTCTGCACCTCTGGCGCTGAAGTGTGCCGCCATCTCCCTGCACCACAAATGAAACAGTGCGTTCTGAGATAGCGACCTTTTCGGGATGAAGCGTGACACCTTCCACTGGACGGCATCCTCCCAATTCCATTCGCGCTCAAGCCATTGCTTGAAAAAGTCTAGTCTTTGCTCAAGCTCCTGCTTGTTTCTGACTAACCAGAACTCACTCACCAGGCTCATCCCAAACAGGTGTTTCCTCTTGCTTAGGAGCCTGCCAGGTTATGCACACCCTGCCGCACGCTATGCACCTTTCGTACTCTGTAATGACTTCACCGCCTTTGACTTCCGTCCTTGTTTGTGTCGCGCCACCGCATGAACATTGCATGAAACCTCCTTAGAAAATTAAAGCGCCAATGCTCAGAACAACAACAAAAGCGAGCGCCCAATATGCTTCGTTATCCATCGGTAATCTCCCTTTCAATTAGTAAATCAATGTAGTGTTTTGCCTTCCGCAAATCCTCAACGCCGCCTTTGTCCTTCCACCTTGAGACATACTTAATGACCGCGTGTTCGCAGATGCCCAGTCCGTTCTCTAGCGCGTACTCTAAGGGCTGAATCTTGAACTGCTTGTAGTGATTGCCGCCCACCTGATGATCCCAGCTACTCATATCCACTCCATTTTCGGCGTCTTGCCGTGTTCGCCGTGTCTAAACGCCTGACCTTTAGATTCATAAAGCCGGATAGTCCCCTCAAAGGGTGCCTTCCTCTGCTTCGCCACGATGAGCTTTAGATCAGGCTCCACGTTGATAACCTCTTGCTCCTTAGGTGTCAGCGTCATGCCGTACTCTTGCTTTTGCTTAATCCGTGAGCGCCGCTTGTTGTGCCATACAATCATCAGCAAATGCACCTGATCTACCAGCGAGCTAGACCCCCTAACATCGAAGCGTGTCGGCACATATTCGTCACCCCCCGTTGGCGGCTTTCTGACATGGTGAATAATACAAATGTGGATTTTCATGGCAGACGCCAGCCCGATTAGCTGATTGAAAAACAACCGCTCTCGCTCGGCATCTTCCGTGACGCCAGTGAATTGCAGGTTGTCGATTGCTATTACCTTACAGCCACGCCGTGCCATCGCCACGATTGCACCTAGACACTGGATCGGACTGACACCGCCCAGGACTCTGTACCAGTAGAAGCGGTCAGTCATCCACGCCGCAAACCGTTTGCCAAACTCCCTGCTTGGGTTCTCTATTGCCGCGCTCTGCTTCGCCATGAGCTTGGCCGTGTCCTCAATGTCCATCTCAAAGGACGCAAGCCCAACCTTGACTTCTTTGGCCGCCCATAAAAGTATCTGGCTCAAGACTGTGCTTTTCTTGTGGCCGTTCACCCCTGCTACTAGCGAGACTTCGCCTAGCCTAAGCCTGACTTGATCGTGGGTTTGGGGCCATGGGAACCCGATCCCCGTGGTGGTGGGGCTTTCCTCTAGCCGTGCAAGAAACTGCTCCTCAAATGCGTCGATGCTGACAACATCAACGTCCTCGACCTGCGCGTAGATTTCCCGCAAGTCTGTATCCGTGAAGTCCTCAACCTCTTTTCTCGGTATGTTCATATCTCAAAATCACCCTCAGCGTCTTGTGTTTGTTTTTTTGGAAAAACAGATTTCCACCCGCACTCTATCGCCATGTCTATGGCTTGTCTTTGTTCCTCCTCTGTAAAGTCCTTCAGCTTGTTTGCCACTAACAAAAGCGAGCGGTCTGTAGTGGGTGCCTTGAACTTTTTACGATATGCCACCCAGTCCTTCCACGGCTCTATCGCCACACCCTCCGGCGGCGTAAAGCGACCATGTTTTCTCTTTGGTGGTTCTTTTGATGGTTCATTGATGGTTAGAGTGTCGGTTTCTACACTACTAGCGGTGCAGATTCCCTCACTACTAGCAATGTTGATTTCTACACTACTGGCACTGGTGTTGATTTCCGCACTAATAACCAGTTCATAGATCGTAGACTTGTTATATCTGCGAGTCTTGCGAATTAAACCAATAGCCTCGAAGTGCCTCAAGGCATTAGCGACAGCGTGCCGAGTGGCACAACTCCGTGAGCAGATGTCCTCATAAGACGGCCAGCACCGGTTGTCCTCATTGGCACGATCAGCCAGGGCAATGAGAATGGCTTTTTGAGTGCTAGTGATCCCGCTCACATGGTTAAGCGCCCAGTTGATTGCGGCGATGCTCATGCGTTGCGTAGTCGGTAATCAGCCTCAGTCATCAAGGCCAGCCACTCACGGTCATCCATAGCCTTAACGCCGTTGCTAGGAAGCGGCTTGCTGGCTTCCTCACGGACGTTCTGTGCGAAACCATTAGCCCTGCCGCCGCGCTTCAAGGCCAGCTTGTAACGCTCTTTGTCAGCTTGATTGAGAGGCCGCTTGTGGCGCTTAGCGTCCTCTGCAAGCTCCACAACAAAGTCATCCAGCTTATCGCTCCTGCGATGGTCAACAGACTGATAACTCTCCCCTGGCGGCATAACGGCATCCCAGCCAAGGCCAATCGCCGTGAGAACGTCTAACGCGCCGCACCCTGCGTGACAGTTGATTAGCACTCGCTCATCGGCAAGCTCTGTGATTTTCAAAGATGGTGAGCCATCGTTATGTGCAGGACAGCAGGCCATCCACACGTTGTCTCCAACAGCTCGGTATTTACTCAAACGGTCAAGAATCTGCTTTGCAGACATAGAACCCCCCAGACTGTATAATTACAGGCGCAATCCCCTCGGTTGCACCCTCCCTTTTAGCCCCCTAACGGGGGCTTTTTTCTTCGACGAACTCAGACAAGCTCATCCCCAAGGCTTCGGATATTGCCATAGCCGTGCTGACGCGCATATCTGTTTGCTTGCGCCAGCGGCTAATGTGTTGCGGCGCTTTGTTTACACGCCGCGCCAGTTCCACACTGCTCAACCCTTGCCGTTGTTGCTCCTCACGGAGTCGATTACCTAAGTTCAAAATGGAATATCCTCGCTTGATTTCTTGCCCTCAGAACGGCCTTCGGGCTTCCAGTTGTCAATGACTGCGTAGCCCTTGCCACCCTTGCTCACCTTCATGTCCATGTTGATCCACTCGGTGTCAGGATTCTGCTTGAGGTAGCCTTGCATCCACTCACGGAACTGCGCCACGTTGATACTGGCCTTGCCAATCACAAAGCTCGGCGCGTTGTCGTGCTTAGGCTTGGGGTAAATCCCGCCAATCATGTCATCCATTGATTATCTCCTTCCTTGCTTGGTTTACTTCATTAGAGCGCAAGTACGCCCTCTCCTCGGTAGTGAATACACCACCCTTTGACGGAGCTATCCAAAGCGCGTGCTTGCTATCTTCGTCTAGCTCCAGCCATCCCTCTGCAAACATCAAAGCGTCCTGAGCCTCAAATGCCTGCTTCATATAGCCGATGTTCTGCCAGTGATTCCTCACAGCTTCATTGTGCGTCATTAGCTCCTGCACCTTTTCCTGTAGCTCATTACGGGCCTTGCCCTGCTCCGTAAAGTCGTCGGCCTCATCCTCCGCGTAGACCTCACCGTGAACGCCAATGAGTTTCAGTATTACCCGATCCTTGGCCCGCTTCTCAGCCATGGCGCAGTAGTATTTGTTGTGGCTGGTAGAGGCAGACGCCTCACCTACAGACCACTCGCTCATGCCATCAACGTGGCCCGTGACACAGAGTGCCACATACTCAGGGCTAACCGTAAGCACCTGCGGCGCGTCAAACTTGATGCCCATCTGCGCGGCAATCCGCTCAAGGGCGAAATGCTTTACCGACCACGTTCCTGGGCGCACTTCCCAGCAGGCAGAGTCCCTAGTAAGGCCCAAGGCTTTAAGTTGCTCCTTGACCTTCTCCGGTATGTCAGAGGCCATGTTGCACCTCCGACCTGCGATCCTGCATCTGAGACAGGGCATAGCCATCACCAAACCCTTGGCTGTATGCCTCCGACATCTTGGGCTTGTCAGGCAGGCCGCCAAAGTAGCCGTCATCAAATCCCCTGAGAAAGTCCCGCTTAACTTGCTGGCGGTAATCTTCCCAGCGTTCCATCACTACGGCATCAGGCCGCAAATTATCCCCATGCAACTGCATGTTCTTCCTCCTCTAGTAGCCACTCGTGGGCGTTCTTTTTTATGTATCGGTAAATGCTGTCAGCCGTGCGCTCTAAGACACCGCAGGCGTTTACATTATCCATGACCTGCACAATCCATTCCAGTTGATGATCTATCACGGCAGGGCAGACATCATCCATCCAGCCAGCGTGATCGGTGAAAAACGCTAGAGCTAGATCAGCCCTAAAGCCAGCGTCTTTATTTGCCACATGATCGAGAACCGTAGGATGGTCACGCCAGTTAGGGCGTCTTTCATCCAGCACGGCAATCAGGTCAACTGCTCTGTTATTCACATTCCCTCTCCTTTTTGAATTTATATTCCATGGCGTTGCGCCATAGCCATTCGATTGGCTTGAGTTGGTCAACGTCCATGACCATACGCTCTCCATAGCCAAAGTCATGTTTGTATGACTCCCACTCAAACACGTTGCGACTAACGCAACCGTTTATCCTCATCACATCGTCGTGCTGAGTCCTGCCAACCAGGACAGCGGTATCAGCCTTGAACTTTTCCATGCTGTCAAAGATCAGGGGGCCGCGTTCCTTGTTGGTAAACTTAACATCAATACTGATGTCATTGAACCAAAGGTCAATACCGCCATCCGTCAGTACGTTGACCACTGGCGGTTCCACATGGAACAAACGCGCAACAGCAAACTCAGCCTTGAAGCCAAAGACGTTGGCCTCCACTCGGCTCTGCTGTTCGTTTTCTAGCCGTGGTGGAAAGCCCTGCATTTCGCAGAGCTTCACGGTGTCCGCACCCATCAACTCAGACGCGTGAACGTCCTGCTTTGACAGCTTAATTAGCACTTAACCTTGACCACCCGTGTGACAGTCCACTTGTTCTCCCTATGGTTGGCGTGCCACACGGCACGATTACCCCAGACCGGAGCCTTGAGGCAGTCAGCCCAATCACGATTGATTAACTCAGGCACGCCGTCAGCCATCTTTTCATCAATGGCAAACTGGCTGTCCCGTGATTGAACCATCCAGATGTGGCGGCGGTAATCTCTCTCGATCTTTGTCATTTCTATCCCCTCGGTTAAGGGCCGCTTACGCGGCCTTGGCCCAGTACCCGTAAACCATCTTGCGGGTAGAGTCGAATGTGTCATGGCAGTCGCCGTTGACTACGCAGACGTAGTGCTTGGATTGCCTGGCGATGTAAACGCCTTCTGGCAGATCCCTTGCGTAGGCTTTGCGTCCGACAAACTTTGGCGCTGATACCCAGTGCCAGCCAATGCTGTTAAGGCAGGCTTCGTACTCATCCTTGTAGATGCCCTTGCTCAGTGGCATCGACACGAACTGCTTGAGAAGTCGTTCTGCTTTAGACCACTCCATGCCGGTGGCGATAGCCAGAGCGCGAACGCCGCAGTATCGGTTGCCTTTGCGAGTGGTGTTGCCGTCGTTGAATATGTGCATTGTTGCTCTCCCTTAAACTTGGCTGTGTCCCCAGCCGATGAGTACAGATTATAGATCAACATCGGTGATGTCAACACCTCTGATGATAAAAAAGGCGAAAAAATTAGAATTTGTTGTTATATAAAGGAGTTTTTAATATGACCAGATGGTTGGTCTTGGGCCTTGGGTGTCTATATCAAGGTGGATAAATCGGGCGGCACCCTTCTGGTTTACCCCGATACGCGGTACACCATGCCTCAGAGCCACCTCTACCAGCTTCAGAGCGCGTTCCCCGCGTACCCCTATGTCTACCCCTACCCCACGGTTATGAGCCCCCAGAGGCCGTCCTGTGGCCTTCTTAGCGGCCTCTATAGGATGCTTCTCACACCTGTAGCCAGAGGTGACAGGTAGCGGGAATCCGCACTCCTCCCTGATCTGGTTGAGGATGTACAGAAACTCATCGGCAAACTTGTACCGCCCACAACAAGTGCAGGCCAGCTCATCTTCTGTGAAGTAGCTCATCTTTTCGTGAGTAGCTGAGAAATCTTGTCAGCGCCACGGATGCCAAAGCTGGCAAAGACGGCTAGGTAAAGGAGATATTGATACCACTCTGGCAAAGCATTGAGTTGTGCAAATGCCAGCCCCACGCGGTCGATGATTTCGGGGTCGTTCATAACTACACCGTAGATGATCGCCAGGATGGGCAGGGACAACAAAATGGTGAACCACTCATCTTTCCATGACTGATTCGTCGCCTCTGCCATCTTAGCTTCCCAAAGTGCCGTGTTGGACAACACCTGCATCTGAGCTGAATGCTTGGCTTGAGATTTTTCGCGCTGGCCTGCGAGCCAGTCAGTAACCAGACCCGCAACAGGGCCAATTAACGCAGAGAGCATTGTTTACATTTCCCCGACTTCCAAATTACAATGGTGACGCAGTGAAGGTACAGGTATATCTCTGCTTGACTGCATTTTTGATAGTGGATAGTGGTTAATGGATTGGGGGCTTCGGCCCCCTTTTTATTGCTTGTCAGCCTTGTCGTCTAGCTTCTCAAGAATTTTGTCCAGCTTATCCTTGATGTCCTTAATCTCACGATCATGGGCCTGGCGCGCCATATCTGTTTCTGTCCTAAGAACGGCTAACTGAGTAGCGTGGTCTTGCTGTCTGACAAACATGAGCCAAACAAAACCTGCTATTGGCATGACTACCCATCTTAAAACCGTCTCTAGAACATCCATTACGCCGCGCCTTTTAGCAGGTTTGAAGCTCTTTTAATGTCAGCCTCGTGCGCTTTTTTGCAGTGATCCGCGCCAAACGGGTAAAAGAGCAAATTAATGACAATGTGCATTTTACCCCAAAACCAGTGATGCTTCTGCCTATAACTTCTGCCTGATAGAGATTCATTAGGATTGTCGCTTAGAAATACAACGACATTGATTAGCTGAGATAGTGCATCGCCACAGCGATGGAGATAAGCACCAATCCCAAAATACCAATCATGACTGCTACCAGTAACGCGCCACATACCAATACCCCCTCACAGATACCAGAAATCAATTACAGGTCACCGTGGCAGACCCATCAGCCGCAGTAGTCACATTACAGGTTACAGGATCAGGAATCGTATCCAGCATATTTTCAAGGCTCTGCGTGTACGATGACCACACACTGCTATAGAGCGCGTTATTACCCGCGTCCAGAGTAATCATGCCGTCAATAGCTTCTGTGCCGAATGTGGTGAGATTGTCCATGCCAATAGTGCCAAGAGTTACCGCGCCATCAATGCCCGCCGTTGCAATCGCTGTGTTTGCATCAAAGCCAGCAGTGCCCATATCGAGAAGGTTATCCATGCCAGTAGTACCTAGATTAACCATACCGTCGATGAATGGCGTGTAGTCAATGTTGCCAAGCGCGTCATACCCGCCAAGCGCCACCTCTCCCGTGGTTGCGTTAGACGCAACGAAAGACCCGTAGAGAGCCTGCTGGGTTTCAGCATCAGCGGAGATTCGCGCGAGGTCGACTTGCGCGTTATAGCGCGCCATGGTTTTGGTCGAATCCGTCTGCATCCACATCATGCCGAGATTGCTCACAGGAGCGGCGAGAACTGACGCCCATTGAAGCGCGGCAGACTGCTGGGGTATGGGCGTAACCGTTGGGGTCTGGGTAAGCGCCAGAGCCATCACAGCGGCGCTAGCGGCCTGTCCGTCACCTGCGGCGGCGATCTTAGAGAGTGCGTCGAATTTCGCTTGTGCGGCGGCGGCGTTAGCTTGCGCGGCCTTCTCGACAGCCTGATAGTAATCAGTCGCGGCGGTTGAGCATCCCGCCAGTAATGCAAAACAAAAAACCACCGTGGACTTGTACATATCAATTACCCTTCGTTATGTAATCATGCGCGACATACGCAAGCACCGCGCTCAGTACAGCAGTCGTGATCGCCTCTGCCGTAGGAAACAGGAAGTGCGTTGGATGAACCCAGAGGTCACTAACAAATACACCGCCACCAAATGACAGTGCGCCGCCTAGTCTCTGGCTGGCAATTTTCTCAAGTCGTGGCGCGTATACCATAGCCGCGAATATGACAGACGCAGACGTTGCAGTCTTGGCCGCCTTAATCCAGTGCGGCACATCTACGGCAGTAATGTCACCCTGCACCATCATCAGCAAACAGCTAATGAAAGCCGCCAGCCATTTACCCTCAATTCCCCTCAGCTTCTTCATCGCTTTCCACCTGTGGCGCGGCCTGTTGCTGAATCTTAACAACAAGCGGCCATGCGTTTGACTTAGTTGGCAGATCACCCAGTACCGTCATAATCGCCTCAACCTCATCCTGCTCTAGCTCCAGCTTAATCACCACGGCACCCCCGTCCCGTGAGTCGGCGCGGCCTTCTCTGCAATCTGTGCGTCTACAGAGGCTTGCACACGATCAACCTCGCTTTCTTCGCCTTCCTCAGCCTGTGCAACCATACTTGCTGTCATCCACGACAGGACAGTGAACTCGTCTAGGTTATCCCATGCAGTGAAGTTATCAGGATCAGGCGCAGACAAGCCGTGAGTGCCGTATGAGTAACCTGAGTTACCGTTCTCGTCCTCTTTGGAGCAAGTCCAGTGAACAACAGTCACCACGTTAGCGAGGCCATCTTGTGATACGGCGTAGTCAAGTGCCGCTACTTTCCATGTGTATGACATTAGTTTGCTCCCTGTAATTCAGCGACTTGCGCCTGTAGTGTTTCAATCATTGCTTGTTGTTCTTGGATGGCTTTGGTCAAGACAGGTACAATGTTACCGTCAGACCTACCTTTTAGCCCTGTATCCTCATCTGTCGATACAGCAGATGGAAGCGCCTCCTCTAGTTCTTGAGCAATAAATCCAGCGGCAATATAGTCGTTACTTCCGTTCCACTTAAACGACCTAACAGGTATGTTTAGCACTTCTTTAAGCCCTAACGTGGAGTCCGAAATGTCATGTTTCAGTGATCTATCCGAAACTTGTGTGTAAAGACCCGCCCTGTCAATCTTGGCCGCCAAACCCGAAGAGTTATAAAAAGCGGTGTGAACGGCTGTGCTAGATGGTTGATTCGCTTTAAATAAAGCAACAAAACCAGAGGATGTAGTTACACCTAACGTCTCCGTCGATACTTGCGAGGTAGCACCAACCAGCAAGTTGCCGTTGGAGTCTAGCCGCATTTTCTCCGAGCCATTAGTGTGGATTCTTAGAGAGTTATCACTATTAACATAGGTCAATTGACAAGCGGCATCGTTGGCATTATCACCCAGCAATATACCAGCGGCATTTGCGTCCGTAGAAACAACACTGATATACCT